GGCGACCACCGAGATCTACACAGAGTAGATCGTCGGCAGCGTCAGATGTGTATAAGAGACAGGAACTGCTCCATTTTGCCTCGCCTCCCCCAGAAAATCCGCCATGGTAGTTCAGCCCAAGGGATTTCTTGTATTCCCTCGGTGAAAGGACATACAAGGCATTCAGTTTTTCTGCTATGGCTGCCATCGCCATCCCGGAAATCTTCCACTCAAAAATCCTGCGGACAATCCCTGCCGCATAATCGTCAATGGTCAGCTTGTTCTTATCCTCCGCACTCTTGCGGTATCCATATACTGCAAATGCAGCAAGATACTCCCCTGCTTTGCGCTTGACTGCCAACTGGCTTTTTACCTTTGTGGAGATATCCCTGCAATAGGAATCATTGATAAAATTTTTTACTGGAAGAACGATCCCACTCTCCCCCGCATCCGCACACAGGCTGTCAAAATGATCGGTAAGCGCGATGAAGCGCACGCCAAGTGCCGGGAAGATTTTCTGGATATACCTCCCGGATTCAATATAGTCACGCCCGAAGCGCGACAGGTCTTTTACAATAATACAGTTCACCCTGCCCGCTTGTACGTCATCCATCATTCTTTTAAATTCTGGCCGTTCGAAATTGCTGCCTGAAAATCCATCGTCACCTGGTGTCAAGGGGAGGACTTAAAAAAATTGAAATTATTTTTCAAAATCCCTTTACCTGATTAAATTCCTAACCTTTTTCGTTCTTTTCATTTTATTCCAACAATTCCTACTGCACTTATTACTCCCTATTTTCATAGTCCAATCATAAATTGATTAAAAATATATTTTAAGAATTTTAACTTTACTATCCTTCAATTTTACTTGAAACAAAAACAGGGCATCCCCATTTCAGCGGAGATGCCCTTGTTTCTTATTTCTTCCCCACTACTTCCTCAAACTTCCATTGGATGTGGAGTGTTTTATCGCCATACACATAAATACACTCCACAAACGCCTCCACCATCTCTCTTGTTAGTTCCTTCATTCCTAAGTAATTCCCCAATTCTCTTTCCTGTACCCTTTCACCATCTGTAAGACATTCTAACTGTGACACTTCCTTCTTCAGTTTGTCATACTGCTTCTGCGCTTCTTCTTGTTGGTGGGAGAGTACATCCTGGTTGTTCCGGAACTCTCTGCGGTCGATTTCCCCCTCTGCAAGCCGGTCATACAGAATCGCCTTCCGCTCTTGAAATCCTTGAATATTTGCCTTTAGCATATCAAGCTGCCTTTTCAGAACCGGTATACGCCCAACCTCTTTCGCCTTCTGTTGTGCGTCCCTCTCATCCAACAGGGTTTTTACATACAGATGTATAGCAGCAAGCACGGTTTCTGCAAGTTCTGATTCTTTCAGGTCCCCTTTTGCACAGCTGACCCCTTCCACTTTCCTCCATGTCATGCAACGGTAATGCAAAACTGGCCTTTTGATACAGTGTAACAAATATCCACAGGCCACACACCGCAGTTTTCCGCTGAACAGGTGTTTCACAGACTCTTGTTTTCCCTTTTTGACATATCCGCAGACATTCCTTTGGGCGGCAGCAAATTTTTCTTTTGAAACAACCGCCTCATGACAGCCTTCCACGATAACCCAATCTTCCCTGTCATTTTGTTTGATATGGGAATCGCCAACCCCAATCCGTGATTTCCTCCCATAAATATTCTTGCCAAGATACCGTTCATCCCGCAGGATGTCCAACACGACCCGGCTGTCCCATACCTTTCTGTCACCGATCCCAACCCACCACTTATGCAACTGCCCCATCCTGTTTTTCATCTGGCTTGGTGTCAGTACATGCTCTTGGTTTAATTTGCGCGTGATCTGCGGAACACTCATCCCTGCCGCTGCCATGTCAAAAATTCTCTGGACGATGGCTGCGCCTTCCGGCTCAACCTCCAGCTTGTTCTTGTTCTCTGGCGACTTTTGGTAACCAATCGGGGCGAACGGGCTTAAAAAATCCCCGTTTTCTGCCCTGACCCGTTTTCCGCTCTTTACTTTAATGGATAGGTCATGGCTGTAATAGCTGTAGATGATATTACGGAATGCCATATCAACCCCACTGGTGGCTCCCCTGCACGTTGCACTATCATAATGGTCATTAACCGAGATAAAACGGATGCCCATAAAGGGAAATATCTGGTCGATATAATCGCTGACTGTCAGATAATTCCTCCCAAAGCGTGAAAAATCCTTTACAACAATACAGCCGACCTGCCCCTTTTTGGTCATGTCCAACAATTTTATCATACCCGGACGGTTCAGGTTTGTGCCGGAATAGCCATCGTCACATATTTCCATAACTTCATAGCCCGCCAGTTCCGGTTTTTTCCCGATATACTCCCACAATAATGCTCGTTGGTTCACAATGCTGTCGCTTTCCTCTTTTCCGTCTGCATGGTTGTCCCTGTCCTCTACGGAAATACGTATGTAGAAAACCAAAATATCTGGTTTTTTCATTTCCCGCTCCCCCCTTTTCCCAGGAATTCCCGCAGCCTCTGCCCATCATTCTGAAAACGAAAGTCGATATGCAACGCCGTATCATGGTACACGGTAATTTTTTCAATCAGGGCTACTGCCATTTCCCGTGTCAGCCCCGGTTCCGCATTACCACGAAACTGGAGCATATTCTTCATCCAAGGGTTATTTTCTGGCTTTTCTATCCGTAGGGACCGGCAGGAACGTGTCAATTCAGAAATTTGGTCTTGCAATTCATTTTCCTTTTCATTATAACGTGCCTGCGCATAAATATAGTCCTGTTCTCCCATCAGGTGGTCTGCATAATCATCATATAAACTTTCCTTGTGTCGCCTTACTTTTCTCAATTCAGCTTCCGCTTGCCTGATTTGCCATTCCAACTGTCCTTGTTCCTGCTCGGCACGTTTTTTCCCCTCAGATTTATACATTTGCCTTTCCAAATCCTCCGCAAGCTGCACCTGCACCCGTATAGTTTCCAACACTGCCCCTAACAGTTCCTTCTCCCGAATCCCCCGGAAAGTACAATGTATTGGGTCTGCTGCATGGCTTGGACAGATATAACGGTATCCTGCGTGAAACCCTGGGCTTTTCCGTTTATTCTCACGTACATACTTATACCGGCTAAGCTTTCTGCCACAACTACCACAGCAAACAAGCCCCTTTAAAATATTTTGCGTATTTACCAGGCCACAAAAACACCCCTGTTTTGATTGATGTTCCTGTTTTCTTGCTGTATTGATCTTCTGCACCTGTTCAAAGGTAAGTTGGTCTATAATCGCCTTATGGGTATTTTTAACAACACACCACTCCTCTTTTGAAAGTTTTCTCTGTTTCTGCCCTTGGAATAAGGACTCCTGTTTCCTCCCCTGCACAGTATGCCCCAAATAAACCCCATTCGCTGTAATCAGCTTTATGGTTTCAACCTGCCACGGCACATTTGCAAACCGCTCGTTCTTCATAAGCCCTTGTTCATACCGGTACTGGCTCGGGGAAGGAATCCCCTTTGCCATCAGCTTCCGCACAATATTCTGGTAACTCACCCCTTCTGCTCTCCATGCAAAAATATCCTTCACGACTGGGGCTGTTTTTTCATCAATGACAAGCCGGTGTTTATCTTCCACAGATTTCCGGTATCCGTATGCTGCCCATGTCCCGATGAACTCGCCACGCTCCTGTTTCCCCCGCAGGACAGGACAGGTTTTTGCAGATATATCACGGGCATAAACGTCATTTACAAGATTCTTTAAGTGGAGTGTTAAATGATCAAAAGTCCCCTGCTCGATTGTGTCAATCCCGTCATTCACTGCAATGAACCGTATCCCAAGAAACGGGAATACTTTTTCTAAATATTCCCCTGTTTCAATATAATTCCGTCCGAAACGTGATAGGTCTTTCACAATGATACAATCGATCTTTCCTGTCTTTACATCCTCCATCATCCGTTCAAATCCATCGCGTTTAAAATCCACACCGGTTTCCCCGTTGTCGGTATAAACAGAAAAAAGTGAGAAATATGGTTTCCCCTCAATAAAACGGCGCAGTAACAACTCCTGTGTTTCCACTGTGTCACTGTCTTTTTTTCCACTGTCAAGGACGGACAGACGGACATAAAGTGCCACACGGTAGACCTTTTCCACCGCTGTTTTTGCGTTTTCTGTTCCCTGTGGCACTTCTTTCTTATGTACCCTACTGGTTCTTGCCATATCAGCACCCCCTTTCTGGGGTATCTGCTTCCCTAGCAATTATTTCTTCTGAACTTTCTATCCCGCCTATCCGTTCTACATCCCGCACAAGCATCTTCGCACTGTCATACTCCATCTGGAACTTAAACTGGATATGGATTTTCTTCCCCTCATATATCTCAATCCGCTCGATCAGCGCAACGGTAAGCTTCCTTGTCAGCCCGTCAATGTTCTGATATTCCCTAAAATGGGAAATCCATTGCTGCTCCTCTGTGTTCCCGTTCACAAGGTTCTCGATCTCTGCTTTTAGGTGTTGTATGGTTTCTCTTGCCTCCCCAATCCTAACATCGTACCGTTTTCCAAATGCCATATAATCCTCGCGGGATAACAGCCCATCCGTATAATCCTCATGTAACTTCATCTTATAGCGTTGATATTTCTCAATTTCCCGTTGTCTTGCCTGCACCCTTGTGTCCACTTTTAAGACTTCGCGGGATGTGTAGGGCAATTCGGCAATCCGTTTCAAGGTATCCTCCACATCCAATACTGCTGCAATATGCTCTTTCAAGGCAGCAAGCACTGCGTCCTCCAATACCTTATCCCGGATGCTGTGGCTGCTCCCACAGCCCTCTCTGTTCTTATGACCAGAGCAGACATAATAGATATAGGGTTTCTCCGCACGGGAATTATTCTTGCGCACCATGCTCCGCCCACAATCCCCGCAGTACACCAACCCGGAAAGGGGGTATACACAATTCTGTCCCTGTGCAGTGCGCGTATCCGCCTGGAGGAGTGCCGCCACACTCTCAAAAGTTTCCTTGCTGATAATCGCCTCATGGCTGTCCGGGACGCTCACCCACTGTTCCTTTGGCACATCAAACAGCTTTTTGACCTTATAGTTTGGCGTGCTGCGCTTCCCCTGCACCAATGTGCCGATATACACGGGGTTTCTCAGGATGCGGAACACCGCCACTGCTGTCCAACGCGCCGTATCCTTCCGCTTGAATGAATTCGAATACCGGCTTCCTTTCGCGTGTTTATATTCCATTGGTGAAAGGATATCCTGCTCATTCAGCCAGTTTGCGATTGCCTGTGCGGAATAGCCTTCCAGCTTCCGTTTAAAAATTTCCTGTACAATGGCAGCGGCTTCCTCGTCCACCACGAGCCGGTTCCGGTCTGCCTCATCTTTCTGGTAGCCGTAAACCGCAAAGGGTGCAATACACTGCCCTTTCCTGCGTTTCATATCAAGGTGACTCCGAATTTTGATGGAGATATCGCGGCAGTAGGCATCGTTCATCAGGTTCTTTACTGGCACAATCAGGCTGTCAGAGGATGTACGGGGTCTTATACTGTCATAGTCGTCATTTACAGAAATAAACCGTACCCCCATAAATGGAAAAATCCGCTCAATGTATTTCCCGGTTTCAATAAAGTTCCTGCCAAGCCGTGAAAAATCTTTCACAATAATGCAGTTAATCTCACTGTTTTTGACAGACTCCATCATTTTCTGGAAGTCCGGGCGGTTATAGTCCACACCGGAGTACCCGTCGTCCACCCGCACCTGTCTCTTATACACATCTCCGAGCCCACGAGACTCCTGAGCATCTCGTATGCCGTCTTCTGCTTGAAA